TTCTGTAAATATGTTCTCGGTGATACATTTGTTCGTTAATCACTCTTCTAACAACTCTTGTTAAATCCGATTCAGTTAATTTTATTACTTTTGTCATGATTAAGATTTTAAGGTTAATAAGAACTTTGATTTGTTAATCAATGCCAACATTTCATCTCTAATATTCAACAAGTCTGTGTCATATCTTGTATCCAATTGGTCTGAAAAACTAACTAAAAATTCGGTAATTCCATCCATAAAATTTTGTATACTGATGGAGGAAATGTCTTGAAACATCAACGCAAATTCAGGCTCGAATTCTGGTCTTCCATATTTTCCCATCATGACTTCAGTAAATTCATCAATTAAATCACCAAGTCCGTCATATAATTCTCCATAAGTTCTGTGTTTAGCATCTCCGTATGTTTGCCAATGTAAAAACTTCCACTGAAGTTGTACCTGTACCAATTTTTTAATTAATTCTTCTTTCATCTTCATAAATATAAGTAGATATAAAAAAAAGGTCTCGAAGACCTTTTTTGTTGAATTTAGAAATTCAAAACACCTTGTTTTTTTTGGTCAACAAAGTGTTGAACCCTTTTTCGTGCAACTTCAGAATAATTCGAACTGAGTTCGATTCCAATCCATCTGCGTCCTAAAATTTCTGCAGAAACCAAACTTGTTCCGCTTCCAGTAAATGGATCCATAACAATATCATTTTTATATGTAAGAATCTTGATTGCTTTAGATGGAATATCCATTGAGAATGTTGCTTTGGTTTGTTGTTTTGTATCCGCAAAATATTCCCATTGTCCATAAACCAAAGACATGAATTCTTTTTTATCCTCTTCTTTGTATACCGTTTTCTTTTTCAACGTGCCATCTTCTTGTTCAACATCCACAATCTCAAACTCCCATTGTGTTTCCCCTTTAACTTTCTTAATTCTATCTTTCTTGTAAGCAAGGATTACACATTCTTTTGGATTGTAAATGTAAGGTGAAGAAGGAGACATCCAAGAACCCCAAGCAGTGGTCTTACTTCTATGTGGAGCATTCTCATCAAGGTCAACAAGTCCATAAAATTTGAACCCAACCTTTTTCATAACAGACCAAAATTCAGACATGAATAATACTCTACCACCTCTATCTTGGACGTTAATTTCATATGGAATATTGACCGCAATCCTTCCATCATCTTTTAATACTCGGAAGGCTTGAGACAACCACTTCTCAGTAAATTCCCAATAATCATCCATTAATTGATTATCATCATGAGTATCATAATCAATTCCTACATTGTATGGCGGTGACGTAACAACCAAATCGATTGATGACTCAGGTAGTTTACCCATTTCCTCAACACAGTCACCATTTATAATTCTATTTGTTTCTAACATCGTAATTTACCTTCGTTTCTTAATTGTTCTCTAATTTTGGTCGCAGAAATATCCCCAACTTCTTGAGGTGGAATATGTTCTATAATATCGTACCCAACTCCTCTACCAAAATTAACTGATTCAATATCAGGAATAATGATAACTTTGACCCTACCTTCACCAACTAGCTCTGATAGTTCTTGCGAAACGTTATTATAAACTTCTTCTGAAGTATAAGGATTTTTATCGTCAGGTTCAATATCTCTAATGCAAATAAGAACATTTTTACCTTCATCCAAGCATTGGTTGATTAACCATTTGTGGCCATCATGAAACGGTTGATATCGTCCCACCAGCATAGAATACTGTTTACCTCCAGTATTTTTTAACTTGGGGTCTCCCTCAACGTGAATCTTTTTCATATTTGTTTTTAATTTGTTTTTATAAACTCCAAAATCATATTTGCAGAATCATTAATTGAAACATTCGTTGTATCAATATCTATATAATTTTCTGTTGGTGGTTCATAGTCTTGTACGAATAAACTTTCTTTCCCACGTATTTCTGTTGTATGAACATAAACTTCAATAAGATTATTGCCCATCTTTGATTTGAACTTATCTCTTTGGTCTTTATATGGAGACACTAAGGAAACAAATAAGTGTTTACCTTTGTTATGAAGATATTCTGAGATTTGTTGCGCAAGTTCAATATTCTTTCTACGTCCAACTTCAGAGTAATCCTTATTATCAAATAAATCCCTCAAATCATCTCCATCAATATGAAATACATCCGAACCCATGTTTAACATCATTCGTTTACATAGGGTTGTCTTACCTGATCCAGGTTGTCCTGTTAACCAAATTATCATTTTTCTAAATTTTTAATTTTTCGGTCCAAATAAAATGCTGCTTTCTTTAAGTCTTCAAGTTCTTTCGTTTGGTCTTTTTTACCCGCCCTTGCAACGTATTTAACTACGTTGAATAAGTAAGCGTCTTTATCTAAATCCCATGCTTCACACACTTTGATGACCTCATACGTATTATCCTCACCTCCATAGTGGTTAGGATGATTTACCATTTCTTTACTCATTGTTTTTACCCCACTTTTTTCCGATGTATTCATTGTATCTATCATATTTTCTTGGACTATATAACATCCAAACAAAATAGATATCAATGAACCATTCTATCTTTTTAAGAATATTTTTAATTTTTTCCAAAATATTGTTCAATAGTTTCAAGTCGTTCATCAGCATCTGCCAACATACGGAGAGCTTCTTCAGCATTCTCATAAAAGTCTTTTGTCGAATGGTCACCAATACCTACTCCAGTATTACCCAACAAGTCCAAGGTTAATAGCGCTTTTGCTTTATCTGCCTCCGCTGAGGTCTTTAACATTTTGATTAGATTTTTATTCATAATTTCCATTTTTATTTAATTACATTCAATATTTCTTTATCAGTTTTTCCCTCTATGTGCAGTTTGAAAATTAGAGAACAAGTATCATTCTCAAAATATAACATATCACTTTTTCCGTAGTATTCTTTCAATCTTCCTTCTCTAAGGGCAGAGACACACTGGTCAAGTTTTACCCATCTCTTGTTAACGCTCATTTTGAAAATATAATAAAGTTAGTTCTGAGTGTCAAAGTTATTAATTTTTTCAAAATTAACAACCTGAAAAATATAAGACATAACTTTTCTTTTTATAATTGGTACCATTGTTTCTTCGAATGGAAAATTCTGTGAACATTTAATCTCGAATATTGGGAGGTCTTTATAAAATTCGGTTTGATTCCATTTTGAATTTGAATCAATAATTTCGGTAAGTGTCCGTTCATCAATTCCACCTTCAGATATCAAACTCAAATGTGTTCTGTTCGTGGATTTATCTTTTTTGTCGGGTTTAATCTCATACTCCCACACATACATCTTTTCTTCAGACTTTCGATAGAAAAAAATGTAACCCGAGCCAGATATTAGATTTTTTTTGTTTTTTCGTAAATACAAATCAATAGATTCGAATGCGATGTTCCATATTGATTTGGCAATGTTGAAGGCATCAAATAGTTTTGGTCCCGAAAACTTCAAAGTTTTATCCAATTCATTTTCTTCTTGTTCGGTTAATTGTCTTGGTTTTTTTGGAGTTAATTCTTTAACAAGTATTTCATCATCAGGTGATTCAAATTTCTTATTGGTTAACAAAAGTGTATTCTCCTTTGAGATTGATTGAATATTTGCTAAATGTAATGACAATTCCACAAAATTTGGGTATAGTTCAAACTTGTCAAAACTTTGGTCACATTTCTGAAGATAGTTCAACAAGGTATATTTGTTGTACTCGAAATCCAATGGTTCTTTGAACATCCATTCTGGATTTAATTTGAATGATATCTTTTTCTTTCTACCCATAGGGAAATTATAATAGTTATTAACTATTAATCAATTCTCATTATATAAAATAAGTCTCCGTCAGCATAAACCTCGTGAGCCTCTCCATCATACCTTGCAAGAAAATGTCCATAACCGTCTGTATCAATCAAATCTTCGATAAGAGATTCCACATCAACAAATCGTTCCCAATTAACGTCAAATTCGTCTATAAACCACCATGGGTCTCTTCTGACATCACGTAAATTATCCGCAATCCTTTCTTCAATTAATTCATCAGGAAACTCCCCTTCAGGTTCTGAATTTATTTCTTCAATTTCAATTTCGTATTCGTCAATTAATTCGTTGAATTCTACTATCTTGGATGAAAGCCAACTATCATTTTTCCCACCCATTGCATTTTGAAATTGTTTAATCCCATTTTCTAATCTCTCCTTCTTCTTGGTAAGAATTTCGACTTGCTCAAGTTGTTTTCCAGACAACATTCTATCTTTGTCATCGAAATATGCTTCAGGATAATCATTGATATCTTCAGTATAATACTCTTCCGCGTAATTAATGACTTCTTCTATATCTAAATGGCCTTCCACAAAATCTTTATTGAAAGTTTCTATCCCTTCCGTTTCTATCATATCTTTGATGTAATTATAACAAGAATCTCGGGTATCATATTCATCACCAACAGCATATTCCTTATCCTCAACAATGATCAGATCCATATCAAAATAGTCTCCTCCATACACTATATCGTCCAAAGTTGTGTCCTCGTCCAAATCTCCAACATCTTTTAGCCAACTCAAAAGGAGTTCAGCCTTCAATTTTAATGAGGGATTTTCCAAAAATAGTTTGGTTCGGTCTTTGGCGGATTCATTTTGTTGTGAAAATTTCATCAGTTTTTTATTTAATAAATATCTTTATGCAATATAATTAAAGTAAGGAACTATTTATAGACATAAACAAATTAAATTATCACCACCATGGGATGCGGATGCAAAAACAATAATCAACCTCAGCCTCAGGCTCAACAACCAACAACAACTCAATTAGTAAAAGAACAACAAAATGAGAGTGTTAAGGCGGCTATCAAAAAAACTGTAGAGAAGTATTACAACGTAAACAAAACTTCTAACTAAGTTTTAGTGTAAGGGATTTATGAGAGGGACAATTTTTTGTCCCTTTTTTGTATTTATTAATATGGATTTTCAAAAAATAATAGACGATTTCAATGATGGTGA